GCGGCTTTTGAGACAAATGGAATCAAAAAAGACTCTTGGAAGTTAATCAAAGTCCTCTTATGACGCTTGATAATCGCACCAAGGGACATGGATATTCCCGCAGCAGTAGCGTCACCATTAATAGACCCTGGTATACCCGCAGAGTCTATAGCGCCTGTGGCAGTTTGAACCATCTTCTGTAGTTCACCTGCCTGAGCAAAGGTAATTTGAGAGACTTGACCGAAGTTAAACGGCTGTAGAACCTCAGAAGGATTGCCATTCGTAAGAATGATCTTACCTGCTTTAATCTCAGGTCGTGCTCCGCGAGGAAGTCTAGTTGCGTCCATAGCCATCATAGGATGGACGGTCAAAGCTAGTGCATCAATTCTAGCACGGAGTTCTGCGTCCAAGGCTTTCTGTGAGTTATAACCCTTCTCACATACGCCTCTTCCCCAAAATCGGTTAGGTACTACGTCCCACGGGAACGCAATAACTGGGCGATCCTGCATCATGTACGGGTTCTTCTCGGCTTTCAGCAGAGTACCACCGTTCGCTATTACCACGATTGCCTCAACGTAGTAGGTCTTATCCTCGTCACTTGGTACTAGCTCTTCAACCTCTTCATACAGGTCGTCATTCTCAAGTAAGTGGCGGGGGACTAGACCATAATACTTGGTGAGACGAACCTTATCTGTAGGTTGCGTGGTAAGTTCGTGGTCTGCATCTAGGTCTATGTCAGGGTACGCATAGTTAAATGGTACGTCCTTATACACGCCTTTCTCTTGCAAGAGTTCTACTTGATGAACGGGAACAAACTCATCAATGGCTACACCGATAGATTCGTCTACACTGGTAGCAACTGGATCAATCAAGAAGTTCTGTGGTTGGATGCTGCGTAGCTTACACACAGTCCTGTCAAACATTTCAACGCCTACTTCTTGTAGTTGACCGTCCATAGTAGGACGCGAAGCAGGACGCATATCTTTTCTTTCTTCGAGGACTAACTCGGCAATACCTGTTCCGTATACAGCGGCGTTAATCAAACACTCACCCACTGCCTTGCGGACTTTGTTCTTTTTGAAATCTTTTGTTAACTGATCGCGAAGGTACGCTACGTCCTGTGGTTGTTGGTCATCATCCTTAATATCAAAGAACTTGCCACGCCCAAAGGTTGCTTCTTCAATCTCTGCAACAGAAGACTCTACGGCTTGCTGTAGGGCAGGGGAGATAATCTGTGACCGCTCAGAATCTCTGTTACGGTCTTCCGAAGAGAATATCCCGCGCCAGAGACGGTAGTATTCGTCAAACTTGTTTTCGTAGTTTGACTCGTAATGGTCACGCCACTCACGGCACTTCTCCATTACCCAAGACTCAAGCGTCTCTTCTATGCCGAATTTATCTTCGTTGCTTTCTAGCATATTAATATCCCGAAACAGAATCTATGACTTCGTATTCATCAATCTCAAAGTCATAAGCGTAGGACACAGTAGCCAACTGATCTATGTAGGCTAGTGCGTCCACCATGTCATCGTGTGTAAGAGCATCAGGGAATTGAAATATCTCGTCCATGAATTGTACGTTCCACTCTCCTTTGTTGAGAGTACAAACGCCATTCTCGAACCTACCCTGTAATGCCCACATCACACGGTCTGTCTTCTTCTTGTTACCGTGAGTTAATTCCTCTACACGGAAGAAACGCTGATATTTCCTCATGAGATCGGTCAGCGGGGACATGACGGCTTGCCTAGCAATACCCTTCTCTATCCCTACTGATACTGGTTCGTAATCCCTAACAACCTGAAATATCTTCTGGGCAGTCTCATTCAACTCCCAACGTCCGGCTATTATATCACAAACCCACCATCCATATTCGCCGACTTTTACCACAGCGATTGCAGTGTTGTCAAGTTTCTTGTTTTTACTCTTCTTACCTACCTCTTCAAAGCCCGCGAGGTCAATGGCGACATAGTAATCACCAGTAGTCGGCTCTTCCTCGTCAAACTTTATCCAATCCTCCTTGAACATCTCAGAGCCTCTAGCTTCAAACGAGGCTAGGAATTCCTGACGGAATGCGTAGGAGGACATGGATTTCTTTGCTGCATCAATTTCCGACTTCTCTAGGAGGTTGTTGTCGTAACTGGTGAAGTGCCATGATTTATAGGTCTTGTCTTCGCCTAAACTGGCTAGTTTGTAGAGTTCATAGAAATGATTTCTACCCATGGGTGTACCTATAAACAAAGCCTCTCCTTTCAGGTCTGTCAACGCAGGTCGGAGTATAAGTTCCCAAACGTCTGCTTTCATGTCCGCATATTCGTCCATGACCAGAAACTTGAGGCTTACACCACGCATAGTCTCAGGTCTGTCCGCACCTTTCAAGCTGATAGTTGTTCCGTTGATTAGACGGACTTGCATATTATTAACGTGGGAGTTTTCTATTACTGGTCGTCCTATCTCTAGGAGCAAGTTCCACATAATGTCTCGTGCTTGGCCTTGGGTTGGTGCGACATAGAACACCTGACCCTTATCTGACTTCAGGGCGTTGACTATCAAAAGGTAGG